AGCAAGCGAAATCGAAATAGACGAAGATTACACGGCTATGGCTGAAGATATTGAGCGATCTGAAAAAGAGGTCGTTCACAGATCAATACATTTAGACAAAGGCCCGATTGACGAAGAAACCCGAACAGTAATGATCGCTATTTCTTCGGAAGAACCTGTTGAGCGTTCTTTTGGAATGGAAGTCTTAGAGCATTCCGAAGAAGCTATTGATTTATCCTTTCTGGCATCTGGCAGAGCACCTTTATTGCTCGACCATGACCCGAAACAGCAGATAGGAAAAATAGAATCTGTCGAACTCGATGGCGATACGCGGCGACTCCGCGCGAAGGTACGTTTTGGACGAAACGGACTGGCTAAAGAGGCATTCGACGATGTTGTTGATGGTATAAAGGCCAACATTTCCGTTGGTTACTCCATCGCAAGAATGGAAAAGCGAGGCAAGGACACTTATGTGGCCAAGTCTTGGCGTCCATTAGAGGCAAGTTTAGTAAGTATTCCCGCTGATGTGACAGTTGGCGTGGGTCGGTCTAGCAAGCCTTCAAACCAAACCGAAAACCATCATATTGAGGTAATAACAATGTCTGAAGAAAATGTAGTAGACGTTGCTGCGGTTCAGAGTGAAGCTCGCAAAGCCGAACAAAAGAATGCAGCATCAATCGTTGAGCTTGGCGCTCGACACGGTAAGTCTGATCTTGCACAGCGTGCAATTTCAGAAGGTCGATCAATCGAAGAATTCCGAGGTGAACTCTTAGACGTAATCGGTTCTCAAAAGGCGCTGGAAAGCAATGAAATTGGCTTGACCGAGAAGGAAAGCAAGCGCTTTTCTTTGTTGAAGGCTATCAATGCTCTGGCAAACCCACATGATCGACGCGCTCAAGAAGCTGCTAAGTTCGAGTTCGAATGTTCTCGCGCTGCTGCTGAACAGTATGGCCGATCAGCTCAAGGCATCATGCTACCTTCTGACGTTCTGCGGAACTGGAAGCGTGACATGAACACGACTGACGAAGCAGCATTGTTTTCAGATGATTACAGAGGCGACGAGTTCATCGACGTTCTCCGCAATTCATCTAGCGTAATGCAAGCTGGCGCTCGGATGCTGAGTGGTCTTTCTGGCGATGTTAAGATCCCCAAGAAAGCAACTGCTTCTGCTTCTAGCTGGGTAACTGAAGGCAACCCCGTTTCTGAATCAGAAATGACGGTCAGCTCTGTCAGCATGACCCCGCGGCACCTTGGTGCATTCACCGACATCACTCGCCAATTACTTCAGCAGTCTTCATTGTCTGTTGAATCTTTGGTTCGTGACGATTTGGCACAAGCAATTGCTTTGGCTATCGACTTAGGTGCATTGCAAGGCCCAGGTACTGGCGGCGCTCCGACTGGGATCAAGAACACTGCTGGAATCAACGTTGTTGACTTCGGTACGGCTCCGATCCTTGTTCCTACTTATGCTCAAGTTGTTGAGATGGAAACCAAGGTTGCAGAAGACAATGCTTTGTCTGGCAACTTAGCTTACATCATGAACGCAGCAATGGTTGGCGCATTGAAGACCACCGAGAAAGCAACTGGAACTGCACAGTTCGTAGTTGAGCCTGGTGGTACTGTCAATGGCTACCGAGCCATCTTGTCTAACCAAGCAGCATCTGGTGATGCTTACTTCGGTAACTTCAATGACTTGCTCATTGGTTTCTGGAGCGGTTTGGACATCTTGGTTGACCCATACGCTGGCGCAACTAGCGGGAATGTACGAATCATCGCAATGCAAACTTGCGACGTTGCAGTACGTCACGCAGTCAGCTTCTGTCTCGGTAACGACGGCGGTAGCTAATAGCTATAAGATAGGGGGGTCGAATTGGCCCCCCAATTCTTTAGGTGATCTATGAAATATGAAGTTCTGAAAAATTGCGTTATTAACAGACAGCCTATGACAGCGGGTTCCGTTGTAGAGGTTTCTGGTGATGATGAAAAGACACTTTTGTCATTGGGTAGGATAGCGCCTTATTCTGAGCCAGTGATCGAGAATCGTTCTGTTGGTTTAGAGGATTCGCCAGAGAAGCCAAAGCGAAGGAAAAAGAATGCCAGTTGAAACTGCCGCAGATAGGTTAGTGATGCTGAATGACTTTGGTGTAAGTGCTACTTATACACCTTTTGGCGGGTCTCCTAGTGCGGTTCAGGTTATATTCTTAAACGAATACTACGCTGTCGAAGCTGGTACTGTCGGCATGGAAATGTCACAGCCCATTGCGGTATTAAGAACAGCAGATGCGCCTTCATTAGCGCACAATGATACATTCCTAATCAGTGGAATAACGTATAAAGCAGTGAACGTCAGGCCAGACGGAACGGGTATGACTGAAGTTGCGATGGAACAACAATGACACACGTTAGACAGCAGATCCGCGAACAGGTGGCGACTACTTGCACAGGGTTGGCTACAACTGGGTCTAACGTATTTCAGTCCAGGGTTTATCCTTTGCAGGACTCAAACCTTCCTGCTTTGTTGGTTTACACAACAACAGAAGATTCTGGCACCGACATCATGGGATCAAGTCTAGTATCCCAGCGAGAAGTGTCTGTTTTAATCGAAGGTTTTGTCAAAGCTAACACTGACTTTGACGATACCGTGGATACCATTTGCGCCGAAGTTGAGACGGCATTAGGTGCCGATAGGACTTTAAATAATCTGGCGAAATTTATACAATTAACATCGACAGAAATCAGTTATAATGGCGAAGGTGAATCGCCTGTTGGTGTTGTCAGATTGAATTATGCTGTTCAATACAGAACGGCAGTAAACGATCCACAAACCCCATTATAGGTGATGTATGAAATTATATAGTGCTGACGGTTCAATTGAGTCTGATTTTCATCCGTCAAAAGTGGAATCAATGCTAGCAAGGGGCTGGTCTACAGATAAACCGAAAGCAAAATCTAAAGCTAAGGCAGAAGCCAAGGCTGAAGATTTAATCGAAGAAAAGGAGTCTTAAATGGCTACACATATTGGCCGTGATGGAATAATCAAAGTTGGCGGCACTGTTGCAAAAAATGATGGAACTGTCGTTGGGGAACTTAGAAGTTTTTCTATAGAAGAAACAGGCGATACAGTAGAATATTCCTCTATGAGTTCTGGTGGTGCCAGGGTATTCCTTCCAACATTGACTTCATTCACAGGAAGTGCTGATGTTTATTGGGACGAAGCCAATGCTGGGCAAACGCTTTTGGCTGTTGGTTCTAGCATTTTAATTAAGTTCTTCCCAGAAGGCGATACGCCGCTAGGCCCTGATCCTGCTGACATTTATTATGAAGGTAATGCGATAATCACGGGAGTTTCAAGAAGCGCAAGTTTTGATGGAATGGTTGAGGCTTCAATAACACTGCAAGGTAATGGGGCGCTTTCAGCTCTGCCAGCAGTAGCACCTTAATTAAGGAATAGAAATGGCACATACAGGTAAAGATGGCGTTGTAAAAGTTGGCGGCGTGGTAATAGCGGAAGTTAGAAGTTTCTCCGTAGAACAAACTGGCGATACAGTTGAGAACACTGTTATGACTAGCAGTTTTCGCACATTTAAGCCGACATTAAATTCATTCACTGGTTCAGCAGATGTTTATTGGAATGAAGCTGATGCAGGACAGTCATCTATAGCGATTAATGGCGAAGTTACTGTTACCTTTTTCCCCGAAGGTGATATTGCTGGTGATACTTATTACTCAGGGGATTGTATTGTAACTGGAATCAGCCGCTCATCATCATTTGATGGTATGGTTGAAGCCTCTATTACATTCCAAGGCACTAGCGCCTTAATTGAGACCACGGTTTAATGGGTATCTTAAACAAGGCAAAAGAACACTATCAAAGTGTTTTGGCTAATGATCCTAAGCCGCTGGATATTCCAGAATGGGGCGGAACTTATTATGTTCGACCCCAAATTTCTGTTAAAAAGAAGATGGAAATTCAGTCCAAACTAACATCGGATAAGATGGACGAAGGACTAGCATTAAGTCTTGTCTACTACCTGATTGACGACAACGGCGATCCTTGTTTTTCAAAGTTAGAAATGTCTGAGATAGTAAGATCGGTTGACCCAGACGTTTTAATCAGGGTGGCTGGTCAAATAGCAGAACTTCAACCACAGCCCGAGGATCTCGAAAAAAACTAACAGACGATCATGCTCTACTTTTCTGCTATCAGTTAGCGGAACATCTACACAAAACAGTAGATGAGATATTACAGATGGGCGTGGTCGAGTATCAGGGCTGGATTGCATATTTTGAGGTGAAAGAACGTGGCAATAAGTCCAGTTAACATTCCAATTACGGCGCATGATAAAACTGCCGCAGCGTTTAAATCAGTCAGTAAACGGCTTTCATCGTTAAATACATCAATTGGCGCATCAGTAACTAAGATCGCAAAGATCGGAGCTGCTTTTGCGGCTGCTGGTGTTGCGTCTGGCGTTGCTTTAACCAAAGCGTCAATGGTTTCAATCGATGCGCTTGCAAAGACTTCTGATCGTTTAGGTATAGCAACCGAGTCTTTAGCTGGACTTCAACACGCTGCAAGTCTTGCTGGCGTAGAAAATAAAACCTTAGAAAAGTCACTTCAGAATCTTGCTGTCGGTGTCTCTGACGCTGCCGATGGTACAGGTGTCGCCAAGGATGCGCTGATTGAATTAGGTCTGAGCGCTGGCGTATTAGAAAAACTTCCGCTAGATCAGCAGATGTTGCAAGTCGCTGATGCGATGCAAGGTGTTACAACTCAAGCCGATAAGGTAAGAATTGCAACTGAACTATTCGGGGCGCGTGGTGTTTCTGTTCTAAACATGATCGGCTCGGGTTCCGAAAACCTGACCAAGATGGCAGCAGAAGCAGATCATTTAGGTATTGCAATTAATAGAGTTG